GGTCGTAGTATTTAGAACAGTCCCGGCTTTGCGGGTGCTGCTGGAAAGTCCTTCCGCTTGACGGACAGGACAGATGCAAGCGTTTCGAGGAAGGTCAGAACCTTGGCCGCAATAGCGTCATCCTTGGGAGTCGGGGTCAGGCGCGTGATCGTGACGAGTGCGGCCTGAAGGGCGAAGAGCACGGCGAAGATATCGTCGAGGTGCGCCCAGAGGAGTGCGAGGTAGGTGATAGTTTCCTCCTGTTAGAAGAGAGAAGATTTGGCAAGCTTGCGCTCAACATCCTGACGGTATGCGGCGTCTTTCTTGTAGCGGGGGTCGCGCATTGCTGCGGTCAGCTCAGCGGTCGAGCGGAACACCTCGGCGGAAGAGCCGCCAGTGTCGCCGTTCAGGAGCGACGGTTCGTCACCGTTCGCCTTCTCGTAGCGAGCCTTCAGGCCAGCAACAGCCATCTTTGCAGCCGTGAGGTTGCCGCTATCCACCTGAGCATCGTAGGCTTCGATCTCAGCCTTCGAGAGGTTCTGAGCAGCCCACGTCACCATGTCGGTGTAGGACTGTTCGCCGCCCACTTCGAGGAGAACTTCGGCGCGGAAGAGATCGGCCTTCGCGGTCTGGCCTTCGATGTAGCTGTCCACGAGATCGCGGTCGAAACCCTTGGAGGCGAGTGCCTTGTAACTGTCTTCGGAGAGCGTACCGTTGGAAAGGAACTCATCGCTCAGGGCGTTGAAATCCAAGCCAGCGCTATCAACAGCCGAACGGGCCTCTTCAAGGGGCGTCTCGGTAGTGGCGGCGGGCTGCTCTTCCTTGCCGGTCGAGAGCTTCTTTTCCAGCTCGGCATAGGACGCGGCCAGGTCTTCAGGAGAGGCGAACTTCTCGGGGAGCCAAGCGGGGCGCTCTGCGGCTGCGGCGGGCTTCTGTTCAGTCGTACTGGACTGGGACTGAAACTTCTCGACCATCAATGCGTCATGCTCGGGCGTGCCGGGAGTGAGGGTCTGGGTATCGGGTGTTACTTCAGGTTCCATTGAAACTCGCGTTACTGGGATTGGAGACTGCGACGGAACCCTGAGACCTTTTTCTTCTCAGGTTCGTTCTCAAGACGCGCTGCTGCGATGGATAGGCGGGAGCCTGCCTTGGCAATGCCGACCGATTTTGCGGGACGTGGATAGTCCTGCATCGGGCGAGGTGCGGCTTCTGCGGCTGGTGCGGGAGCTTTATAGGTCTTCCCCTCGCCTGAGACGGAGCTGGACCGTTTGCCTTCATCCCCAGTGGGGCGGGCAGCCGGGACAGGAACAGACTTCTTGGTCTTCTCCATCTCGTCTTTTGTTTTCGTGTGGTAGGATTTCCCCTGCCACTTAAAGGTCGTCTTCCCGGCTGAACGGGCAGCCTTGAAAGCGTCACCGAATGAGGCCATCTGGGTTTTCCTTAATAGTCGATAGAGACGATACCGCCCGCATGTTCAGTCCGTTTCGGGCCTGACTTCGGGGCGGGCGCTTCAGAAGGCGAAGGGGCAGTTACAGCCGCGCTATCAACCGTCTGAGGTTCATTGGACTTGGGCTTGCGTGCCATCCTGTGCCTCCGGTTTGAGTTGATCTCGAAGAATGTCCATGCCCTTCGGGCCAAGCTTATCCATCATCTGCCGCATCATTTCGGCCTGCTGTGCCTGAGCGAGTTGTTCAGGGCTGAGCATCAAGCCCGACATGTCGATACCGAGAGCGGTACCAACGCGGGTAAGGAAGTCAGCCTTGTTGACCTCAGGGGGCAGCCCTGCCGCTTGGACGGCGGCACCTGCGAAGAGGTTCAGCTTGTTCATGTCGTGGCCGCGACCGAGGGCCTCTAGGCCGGTCGTGATGGTAGGCTTCACAACGCCTTTGGGGAGCGCCGGGATTTTCCGCTGACGCTCCATTCGGAACATGATCACGCGGACAAGCGGGAGCTGAAATTCTTGCGAGAGGATCGAGTAGACGCCACCTAAGGCATCCTCCAGCTCACCTGCCATGTAGCGAATTTCTTCTGCAGTAACGCGCTCCCCTGCCCGCTGGATTGCGGTGTTCAGGAGGAAGGCGAACGAGAGGCGCTGCTGGATGGTCTCAATCGTCTTGAAGGCGATCTGGAAGTCTGCGAACTTCTCAAGCTGAAGTACGCTAACATCTTCGGCGTTACCCGAGCGAACAGAGCCGGAAGGCGCCTTCGCAATGTCAGTCATCCTCGTGGTGCCGTTAGGGTTCACAAGAAAGAGAACCTTCGCTGCGGCTGCGGAGCCTTCCACGATGGCCTTCTGAAGTTCCTCAAGGGAGAGAAGGTCGCCGTAGTATTCTTCGACGTAGCCGCGCCCATAGTCTTCGCAGTCGATCTTGGTGAAGCGAAGGGCAATCCACGGGCATTTATCGAGCGGATAAGACCCTCGAGACTTCGGCACTGTCATGCCTTTGATCTCTTGGCGGATGATCCACTTGTCAGCCTGACGAATGACGTGAGTGTAAAGCTCGACGGTCTTTTCGTTGGACGTGGACTTCTGCTTGACGTGCGCCTTCATGGCTTCAGGAACCATGTCAGGCGAGATGTCTTCTCGGGTGACGATCTCAATCACGTTACCCATCGGGTCACGCTTGACCACATAGCGGTCGAGACGGAAGACCCTCATGCCCCCTTCGGGAGGGAGATAGATTAGGACGTTACCAGCAACGAGGAGCTGCTTGAGTGCTTCGAAGGCAGAGACACGGATTGCCGTGGTCTCGATTTCCGTCATCAAAGCGCGCTCGATCTTGTTCAGACCACGCTCGACCTCGGCTCTCATACCTTCACGTTGGGTAAGTTTCTCCAGCGTGAAGTCGTCGATCATCAGACGGAAGAAGGGAGAGTTCGGAGGGAGCAGCGCCAGAAGGAGCTTTGATGCGAGGTTATTCACGCCCCGTGCGCCGATGCCCTGAAACGGGGTCGGCAGGGTGGAAGACTCGGAATGCCCTGAAGGGGGCATAAGTGACGGGATCGTCAGCTTGGCTGCGGAGCGCGCCCGTTCGAGGACGGACGTTCGGGCATTCGAAAGTTGTTGGTAACGACCGGCTGCTGTTTTTCCGGTCATTCGGGGCCTTACTTCTGAGGGACGTTAATTCCCGTGTTGCCGCCACCTACTCCCGCATCGAGCGGAATACGCAGACTGGAGCGACCCTTTCGCTTCGCCCTCAGGGCGGCAGCTTCGGGGGATGCTTCGTCGGGCGTCTGGGGAGCTGATTGATTTACGGTCGCGGCTGGCTGTGCAGGAGGCGGCGTCTGAGCGACAGGCTCAACCTTCTGCTGCGTGACTTTGGGTTTGCACATTACTTGAGAACCTGTGTCTTGATCACCTTCTCATTCTGAAGGTTGTATTGATCGAGGAGGAACCTCACGACCGCCCTCTTCCCACTCTCAAATCGAATCTCATCTATCGAGGTTTTCAGTGAGGGGGATTTCTCGGGGAACCTTTTATCGAGGGCTTCCATGAGGTCTTTCGGGATAGGCGGGAGATCGCTGTGATCCATCGAGTTATCCTTAAGGGTGGGGTAATTGATTTTCGATGCCTTTCGCGATGGGGCAGCGAATTGTCATATTGTCTTCAATGCAACTATCGGATTAGTTATCCTAGGGTTCGCAGGGGATAAGCTGATGAAAGATACTACACAGGGGGAGTTCCCCTATGCTTCGCGGAATATGTTCATCCACTTCGATGTCCCACAGCATTTTCTTAAGCTTGATACATTTGTCGCGACAGCAACGAGCACTAAGAGAATCGTTGATTCCCTAAATTCGTCTCTTTACGGCGGACGGCTTGATTACGAGCTTCTTATATTGCCGCCCGAAGAAGGCTCATTCCTTCAAAGAATTGTGGTTGTGCTAGGTCTTTTGACTGCACCAATACTATTTTTCGACAGTGACAGCCCTGCCGCGTTCGTCGAGGGGTTGACCGGAAAGAAGCCGAGTGATTGGGCAAAGGACGCGGGTGGCCTGCTTCGTGAAAATATCCTCAGCGAAGAAGAATCAAGCAAGGTTGGCGTTTCCTATCGGCGGTGGTCAGACGATGAAGTCTGTAGGGTCGGAGCGCAAATGCTGGTTGCCATGACGCGTGCAACTTTGGAAATGGACCCAGATGATCTTGCTGACATCGCCGATGAAGAAGTCGACATATCAGAGATCATCGATGCGCGGGCTGATTTTT